TTATATTTTCCCCAGTCAATTTTCTCCTTATCCGGTCCACCAGCCCAATCAGATACTCTCTTTGCTGCAGCTCCTGCATCCCATCCTGTATCATCAGGAGCCAAAGGTAAGTCTTGATAAGGTACAACGCTCTTGGTTTCTACACGTGCATCCGGCATAGCAGGAAGAGTAGTCAATGTAAGTTCATATAAAGCTATCTCTTTTAGATACCTGGTCGATCCTATGTAATCACCTTGAACTGTTTCATAGCCAATTGACATAGTATCCAAATAACCTTTTTGCATATTAGAAAATTGTTCTTTTCCAATTTGTGTATCAAGATTAATTTCACCTGCTATTTTCAATCCCTTCTCATCCTCTGTAACATATCCAGCTCCAAGTAAATTATGTGGTACATGCTCAAAATACAAAGGTCGTTTAGTTCCTTGCAAATCCAACGACCTTTTGAAAGATCCTGGCAAAATAATGTCGCCGTTAAAATCCAATTTGTTAAAAATAGCTGAATAACCGTCGAACTTCCCAACTCCTTCAATAACGCTCGTTCCCTTAACTTCTACTTTAAAAGACTTTCTTTCTAATTCTTTCATTTCTTATCCTCCCTAAAATTTCCTATCTCATACTTTTTTGCTATAGGTTATTACGCACCTACACTGAATAATATTATCCGCACTGGCTCCCAGGGACGAATCTAAAGGGAACATCAATTGTTCTACAACTCCATCTCCATTAGGAATATCAAAAGGTTCGTCCATATCTCTTACCTGTCCATCTACAGAACCGTGCCACTCTCTTTCTTTTCCATCTCTCACTGTAAGCCAATGCTTTTCAAGATTAAGTCCGCTATCCATTGCACCATAATAATCACCAGCATTCCCAGCTCCTACAGCTTCGGTTCTTGTAATAACCATTGCTCTATTAGGGATAATATTCTCAATCTTATCTTTAATTCTTAAAGCTAACTGAGCAGGACTTTCTCCAAGGTCCATACCTTCTTTCAATTCAGATTTACAAATTGATTTTACTGTATTTTTAATATATTTTACTTTCTTCATCCCGACCTTATCAAAATAACTTATAATTTTCTTAGAAGATATCCCTCCAAAAGCTATCGTAGGTCCTGCTTTATTCTCTATATTATACATTGATTTTAATTTTTGAACTTCAGCTTCTGCTGCCCGCATACCTATCATAACATAAATATCCAATAAAGTCTTATACCATTTATCCTCATCGATTCCATCTTCAGGGGGTTTGCCATCCATAACAGATTTAACTATTTCATTCTTTTCCTCTTCCAGTCTAATCAATATTTTCCTCTTCATTTCCTCAATCCATTGTTCTCTTTCAATTTCTCGAGATTTCCAATATATATCTTTCAATTCATCGCTGTTAACATCTAAACCTGCCAAAGCCTTCTTTTCCAATTTGGTATTTATAGACAATGTTCCAAATCCTGAAGGAGCAGGCTTAAAACTATCTTCACCTTCAATAGCTGGTTGCTGCATCAAGTCTCTTGCTTCATTTTTTTGTAACAATCCAGCATTATATCCGTTAACCGCATCATTATACTTACTGGTTCGATCTTCAGATAAAGCCTCTATATCATCCTTATCATACCTCAATTCTTCACCATTAAAGTAAGAAGTTAAAAAGCTATTTAAATTTCCCTGAAGCCAGTCCATAAAAGGTAAAACAGTATCCTCGTAAAATGATTTTCTTGCTTCTTTATAATTATTAAATATCTTATGCTTCGTATCTCCTACTAACTCAGGAGGTACTCCTAAACTGACAGCTATTTGTGCTTTAGTAAAATACAGCCCTTCTAACCAGTTCATAGCCAGAGGTGAAAATCCAAGAGTTTTGATATCAACTTCCCCTACGTTATCAAGCACCCCTATTTTACCAGCATTCTTTGCCCCTCCAAATTTTTCTTTAAAAGAAGTTTGAATTGCTCTCTTATTTTCTTCAGTCAATATCTTCTTAAAAAGAAGAATAGCTTGGGGAACGCCGCCATTACGAAGAAGATTATAATTCCACAATTGTGCCTCATTTGTCTGGTCTATCTCAAATTCTATCCTTTTCAAAGGACTTATCCCATACCAATCATCGAGCGGATTAAAAAATTTCATATGCAAAATATCCTCGAGCTTAAAATTTGTTCCTGATTCCATATCGCTCAAAGAATATTTATATCCCGCAATTCTTTCCATTCCAGTTCCTTTGATAATACTCATTCGGTCAGGTCGCAAATTATAAAGTTCTCTTACTTCTTTAGAATCTAAAGGAGCCCGCTGCATATACTCATTCCCTGAAAGATAAAGATATAAAATAAGTTCTCTAAAAAACTCTGTTTTATTATTCACAAAAGGGTTCGGCTTATAAATTAAATCAATTAATTTGCTATTTCCAACTTCAGCTTCTTTTCCAGTAGAATCTTTCTTTATAGAAAACCAATCTATGCCACCAATTGCTTTGGCTATATATTCAAGACAGTCTCCAACAGTAGAATTCCTGAAATAAGCCTCTTTTACATAATCAGAATATTTCTCCCAGGTTTTAGGAGGATTACCATAAGTTGCCCCCACAATCAAAGCATCTGTTGCTGATTGCTTTAATTCTATTTCTTGTCTCAGCTTGGTAATTCCAAATAAATCTTCAAAAAATTTCACTTTTTATCCCCTTATATACTATAAATGCCAACTTCTCCTCCGCTTCTATCATAAAAAGCCAAAGCTAATGAATCTGCTCTATCAGGACTTCTTCCTATTTTCTTTTTAATTTCGTCCTTAGCTTCAATCTGTATTCTCATTTGCGAATTCGTCTTATAGTGCGTATATGATATTTCAGTTTTTAATTCTGAATCATCAGGAATAGATATTTCATCATTCATAGCTTTCTCTCTTAAATTAAAATACATCTCAGCTCTTGCATTTTGATATTTTGAATCATAAGGACTTTGAGATTCATTAATTTCTATCACATTAACTCCCTTTCGCCTGAGTGCATCAACAACTCCCGCACCAATTCCCACAGCATCTACTTTTATACTCTCAGCCTTCTCATTAACATAAACAGCATAAAATTCATCTGCCAATTGCATAAGATCCGTGTGCTTGTAAATAATTTGTCTTATAACCTTATTACCTTTCCTTATAGTTAATACCGATTCATCATCTCCATACCTTGCCACATCTCCCCCGAGTTCAACAGGAAGTCCTTCAGGTATATCTCTATTAATAACTCTGTAATAAGCATCTAAAGGTATAACTAAATTTCCACTTGCCGATCTCTCTCCAGAATGTTCAAATTCTTGAGCAAATTCCCTTGGAGTTAACTTACCTCTCTTATCTTTTTCCCATTCTGCATCGTGAGCAGGATTAACTTTATAATCAAGTTCTAACTTATAATAATCAGGATTTTCTAATAACTCCTCAAATAATTCGCCTTCTGGTTCATCAACATTTCGTGTAGATTCAATGACTTCCTCGGCATTTGCAACTCCCGCTCCTATAAGTGCTTTATATGAATCTCTCGGATTCTGCCAATGCGCTATTTCTGTAAACAAAGCATATTTATATCTAAAAGACCTTCCCACTTTTTCAGTCATTTCCATTGCCTTTATATGCGAGCCAGTCGACTTGATAATCAAAGAATGTTTAGTATCTTCTTCAAGTTCGAAATATGGACTTAAATCTGAAAATTCTTTATACTCTCTCATTTGTTCTTTTAACCTTTGCAAAAATAATTGTGCTGTTTCAAATAAAAAACTCGCTGAATCCCTTTTATAACTCGCTATCAAAAAATCCCCACCAAATAATAAAGCCCTTGCTGTAAAATCTAATACTGCTATTGTAGAACTTCCAATATCTCTTGACTTGTTTATGATAATTCGCTTGTATTGCTTTCTTAATTTAAGAAAATCTTTTTGCCAGGAATAAGGTATAAATTTAATAATGTTTCTATCTTGAGTTCTGATCCAGGCAAAATTGTTTACAAATAATTCTGGAAGGTCTATCTTATTTATCATCAGCATCTCTACCTAATAAAGCTAAAAGCACATCTGCAAGATTCTTGTCCGATAAACCAATTTCTGACATTCCTTGTGTATGCTTCATGGCCATATCAAAAGCAAATAAAGCATCTCTAACATTCTCA